GCGGAGCAGTTGCTCGACATTCTTACACCCGATGCGTTCAAGGTATGTAAGACTGGCAATAATGACCTCGGCGGCGGCGATTTCTTTCTCGGTCCAGCCCTCGACGGATTGACTTTGAAAACTCGTCGCATCGTATAGCTCTCTCCATTTCCGGGAAATCTCGTATAGAGATACCCGCGAGGAACTCGTCTCGGTAATTTTGCCGCCTTCAATCGCAACCTGAACACATTGGGCTGCAAATTTTCTCAGCGGTATTGCCATTGGTGATGAGTTTGGGGTTTGTGAATGACTGGTTAGTTCTCGCTATGAGAATCAGGGAGGGGAATGGTTGCAAGGTGGCATCGTTTAGTGGTTACGTTGATAGTAGAAATAAACACACATGGTGATGATGAACATGATGACCAGGATAGCCGCATATACGAGAAGCGGCGAGGTGACAGCCCACCATGACCACGATATAATTCCCGTCAGTTTCAAGACGAGGAACACAAGGGTCAGTCCGACAACGAGGGCGATGCCGGACAGGAATGATTTGATTTCAGGTTTCATTGTGTTGTTATTTGAGTTGTTCCGGAATGTCATCGTCTTCATCTTCGGTATCCTCGTCGAGGAAGTCGAAGAGCGACGGCGCTTCCTTTTTATTAGCGGCCTGGGCGCAATACTGAGCGCCATCAAGGAAATATGTCGGCGAGAGTTCGATGCCCCAACCCTTGCGGCCCTTGTTGAGCGCACAATAGGGAACCGTCATCAGACCGCCGAAGGGGTCAAGCACAACGTCACCGGGATTGCTCATCTGGTCAATCACTCGGTTCACGATGTCGAATTGAAGGGGGCAGAGGTGTTGTTCCTTACCCTTGACGGACTGAATGGTGTTGAGGGTTCGCATTCGGGCGATGTCAGACCAAACATCATCGGTCCAACTGCCGGGCTGGAGTAACATAAAGCCCGTGGGGAGTTTGCCGTGCAGCTCCAGTTCTTCAGCGATCTTCACGACGTAATCATAATCCCATACATTGTTGAGGGTGTAGCGGCGGAAGTATCGGTAAATGGCTTTGTGGTCCATCTTCGCTATCTCTTCGGGCGTCATAAGACGGTCGCCGGAAGAGCGAGTATAGCCGTGGGCGTCCATCTGCCAGCGGGCGCGGCTGTATCCGTCAGGATTGTCCCACTGCCGCGTCTGCTCGTTCCACCACTTCTTTTCCTTGACAACAGGGATATCCGCGTAGGCGTTGGTGCGGTCGGTGGCAGGCTTGCGGAAGATGAGAAGATACTCAGGCATACCGACACCCATCTTGGTGCCGTCCTTGCACTGCTCCGTCCATCCGAGGCGGTAGGTCTGATTGTTCTCTCGGACCACATCGGTTACGATGGTTTTCATGCCCATGTAGGCAAACCCGTGTCGGGTGTAATGGGCGATGCAGTCGCAGTGGAATGGATAGACCGTCTGGCATCCCATACCGCTGAGGCCCATAGGCACGATGCGGTCTTTGACATGGATAATGGCCATGCGGCCAGGCTGGAGCACTCTGAACAGATTGGGAGTGAGGTAATCCATCTGCTTGAAAAACTCCTCGTTGCTCTCCGAGTGGCCGAAGTCCGCATAATTTGGCGAATACTCGTATTGTGTCGCAAATGGAATAGAGGTTACGATGAGGCCAACGGAATTGTCCGGGTAGAGTTCGGTGTTCTGCAATTCCAGAACATTGTCATTGTTGGCTATGCGGTAGCCGTCACCAACAACCTCCACACGATCAACTCCCATTTTGCGGGCGAGGTGCGCCGCCATCTCTTTGTGGGAGAGTCCGTATTTCTTTATGATTTCTGTCATGTTGTGAACGAGTTTGTTATGGTTCTGCCACTTGGTTTCAAGAGCCTTGCGGACTCCGCGCTCTGCCTCGGTATAGATGAGGTCAACGCGGACTTTCTTTGTCTGAAGGAATCGTTGCAGGCGGTGGATTGATTGGATAAAGTCATTGAACTTGTAGCCAATGCCGAGATATATGGCCCATGAGCAATGACGCTGAAAGTTGCAGCCGGAACCGGCGATGACTGGCTTTGCGGCCAACTCCTGAATACGGCCATAGGAGAAGTCGAGAATGTTGCGCTCTCGCTTCTCATAGTCCTGGGAGCCGTAGATTGATTTGATTGTCGGAATGGCCTTCTCGATAGCGTGGCGTTCACTTTCAAGGTCGTGCCAGATGATGCGGTGCGCGTCGGGAGCCTCGGCTCTCAGTTCCATCATCTTGGCTATACGGTCCGGCAGACTCTCTCTCTTTTCCCTTGCGGACTGTTGCAGACCCATAGCTTCAGTTGCGAAAAGCACCGGATTGCCGTATTTGTCAACACTCGGCTTAGAGTAGTCCGTCGGTATCTCGTGCCAACGTAAGTCAAGTTCAGGCAGGATATATCCCTCGTCATCGGCTTCATCGCCGGTAATGTCCGAGGGTTTACTAACGAATAAGGCCCATGAGGACACCCATAGCCAAAACTCCTCTTCCTTGTGAGGGTGGAGGGTTAGGTTGTCTGCGTGCGTGGAGTCGCGCTTAAAGAATCGTGTTTTGGCCTGCGACACATCCATGATGCCGAGGAAGTCGGCATAGGCAAGCAGCTCTATGTAGTCGTTGGGAGAGGGTGTGGCCGTTGCCACATAACGGAACTTGATGCGCTCTGCCTGACGGCGTACCTGCATGGGGCCGCCGTCGCCGGTGAACAGTCGCATAAATTCTCGGAATGTCTTTGAGCCGCCGAGACCTCTCAGAACCGATGCCTCGTCAAGACTGGCGACTACAAACAATTCGGGGTCTAACTTGCCGTCGCGGATACTTTCGTAATTGGTGAGGTAGATGCCGTCACCGTCCATCTCTTCGGGGCGACGTATGAATTTAGGGGGGATAACCCATCCGAGAATGTTCTTGGAATCTTCAACGAACTCTTGTCTGACAGACAGAGGGCAGACAATCAAGCCGGAGCCATGCCCGACCTTTGCGAGAGTGAGCCGCACGGCCTCCAGCTGAGTGACGGTCTTGTGCAGGCCGAACGAGGCAAAACACGCTCTCTTGCCACCTTCAACAAGCCACTTTACCATCAGCTTGTTGTGAGGCTTGAGTTTCGGATTTATCTCGCTCATGTCAACCTTGAAGCCGTAATCCTCGGAGATTTTTATTTTTGATTTGAGAAATTCCTGATACTCCATAGTAAAACAGGCGGCACCACTCAGAAGATGAGCGGTGCCACGTTTGGATTGATGATGTGATTGATTCGTTACCTCACTTCTTGGGGGCTTCAAGCTGTTCGCAGACTGCCACTCTGACACCTGCTTTCGTTAGTTTTCGCACATAGGCGTCGAGTGCATGATGAGGGAACCCAGCGACCATCTTCTTGCCACGCTTGGTAATGGTTATCTGGAGTAACTCAGCGGCTTTTTCCGCATCCTCGTTGAACAACTCGTAGTAGTCATTGACGCGGAAGATGAGAAGAGCATCGGGATGTTTTTTCTTCATCTCCTTGAATTGCTTCTCTATGGAGATTGGACGCTTGGCCGGAGTGGTCTCGGTGGCAGGTGCCTCAGTCTCGATTTTCTCACCGTCGATGGTATAGCCGAGGGCTTTCAGTTGAGCAGTGATTTTCTTCTCGCTCTTGCTGAATTTCTCATTGACCTTGTCGCGGGCCCCATTGTACTCGGTAGGACACCAAATCTCTCCGAGACGGTCAATCAGGGGTTTGGCAAGAACCCTCATTTCGTTTATTTCGAGAATATTGGTACCGACCCTGAGCGCGTGTTTAATCCATCCGCGCAGAATGAACGGTGCCATATCCATGTGACTTGCAACATAGTTGGTGATTTCCTCGGCTTTGGGATATTCGCCAAGTCCAAGTTGAAGGCACAACTCCCGATTGTTGTCTACCATCATCGAGTATGCCAAGATGAACTCAGCATTATCAAGTCCTTTGAGGTTCTTGATTTGGCCATGTTCACCAAGAGCCTCGCAACCCCTGACAACGTAGCTTGAGGGGAGTAAAGACTTCTCTTGTTTGTACTTGTTGACAAGCTCCTGAACTTTGAGAGGGAGTCCGTTGCTGTCAACATTGGTGGTCTGATCGTCTTTTTTGAGGTACCACGCCTGCTGTTCTATGCGGATGTAATTGTAGTTTCCCAGCTGAATGACTCGGTAGCACTCTCCGCTCTTCAGGAATGCCTGAGTACGCTCATCATCGATGCCATAATAGCATTGGTGTTTGAACGTTTTCGACGGCTCAACCATTTCGTAGCCGAGTTCATTTACTTTGGCTCGTACAGCCTCCTTTAGTTTCTTGATACTGCCGGGTGCATAGGAATCGTCACCTATGGCGATAACAGCCTTACCCTTTTCAAGAGGCTGTCCGGCCTTGACCAGAACGTCATCTTTGCTCCGCAGATAGTCAGCGATGTAGGCAACAGTCTTGGCGATGAATTTCTCTTCGCAAGTACACTGGCCGTCGGTGGCTTTCATTTCGTAGAACAGACAGCCGTGGTTGCAGGTGTTGAACGGACACTCACTGCATGAGGTGCCGCAACCGCCGGCATATTCGGCATCACCTTTCCACACCGCATCGGTGATGTTGAGGAATAACCCCTTGACAAACCCCGACGCGGTGGCGGTGGTGAAACCCTGATAACTGTCGTTGTATTGCTTGAAGTAGGCGCGCTGCTGCTCATCGGTCACTTTGCAAATTATCATGGCCGCGCTGATGGGCATCTTTTCCTCCTTCAAGGCTTTCATCAACTCAGGGATAAGTGCGTTGAGTTTGATGCGGTCCTGAACGAAGCGGATGCTCTTGCCGAAGCGGAGCGCGATGTCTTGGATTGAGGCTCCTTTCTTTTGGAGTTGGCCGAAAGCAAAGGCTTCCTCCATTGGGTCAACATCCTGACGTTGCAGGTTCTCGGTGATCATCGCGTCGAAGGCCTCCTCATCGGACATCTCTTTCACAATGGCCATAATCTCGTCCCAAGGATTGAACGGCAACTCGTTATTGTGTTCCGTTTCCTCAAAGAGGATACTGTAAGCACGATAGCGGCGCTCTCCGCAGACAATCTCATATTCGGTGTTGTCTGCTACCGGGCGCACCGTGATAGGCTGGAGAAGTCCCTGCTGCCGGATATTCTCCGACAACTCCTTCAACGCCACCTCGTCGAATGTTTTGCGAGGGTTCATCGGTGACGGATGCACCGATGCGAGTTTTAAGGATTTTACTTCCATAGTTGGTTTTATTGGTTTGACTTTTAGTTGATTGTACTGTAAAGTTAGTCACCGTGAACGGATTTTGCAAACAGAATAGCCACCATTTTTACACCATTTTACCATGAGTAGGAGGTGCCATTGAATGCCCATTCAACTCGCCGGTAATTGAAGTATCCGCGCCGGGCGGTTTCCTCGAACATTACCAAGTCATGTACTGGCAGTATCGCAGGGGTGAGACCGTTTAGCGTTGTGTATTTGGGGATATTGAATCGGGCGCGGATTAGCTTTATCGACTCTTCATCCTTAGTGTTCCAATGGATTACTATTTTTTCGCCTTTCAGGTCGGAATGAGTCATTTTCAAAAACTATTGAAGTTAATATCTCCTTGAATCGGTCACATACCCTGGGACCGTACTTATTCTTCAGGTCATCGGTTTCAAGGTTGGTGGTGACGATGGTCATATATTGCTTTTCGTAACGGTCTTCGAGAATGTCAATGACGGGAGTGTGTATCATTCCGTACACCATGACTTCGCGGGGTTCTTCTCCGAGGTCGTCTATTATCATCATCGGCTCGTTAAACAGTCGCTGGTATTCATCGTACTGTTCTTTGAACTTCTCACTGGCAGAGCATAACCGGCAAATCTCCTTTGCTCGGATTAATCTCATTCGCATACGGTTGGAGTACCCATTTTCTCGCTCGGTCAAAAATCCGATGAGGTGTGCTATGGCCTTTGCAAGCGTGGTTTTGCCGTTGCCATACAGGCCACAAAGCATAAGTCCGGGCGTTCCATGTGAATTAATCAGCCATTTGGCGGCTGAAAGGATATGGGTGCGAGTGTCATCGTCAAGCCTGAACTTGCCTCCACGATATTCGACTTCGGCTTTCATTGCGGCGCAGATTGCATTTGCCGCGTCAGCCTCAGGAATTTCAAGGCTAAAACGTTCCCTTAAAACCTTTTCGCGATTTAGCACCTGACTCAGAGCCTCGACGTTCTGAAAATTTATCAGTTTTTCCAGTTTCATCTGATGTTTGTGTATCTGTTTTTGGTTTCTTCTTATGCTCGAGTATCCAAAGATTGGCTCTGCTATCCCATCGGGAGACCTTTGCGCCAGAACTTGTGTGCCACCCCAAAGAAGTGAAATGGTTGTAGAAGATTTCAGCTTCATGCTCCCAGTCATCAAGCAGCTCGTCGGCTCCTTGTGAGAGAAAATACGCCTTGACCTCCTCGAAAGTCGGCGGCGGTGGTTCCGGCGTTTTGGGTTTCGGAGATGACTTGCGCTTCTTGGCCGCTTTTTTCTCTTCCTCGGCAAAAAGACTTTCGGGTTCTATGCGTTGAGGTGCGCCACGTGTTGCGACAGCAACACTATTGTCTTTAGTCTTATGTCTTCTTTCTTCTATATATAAGGTGGATTTCGCATTTGTGTTAACCGTTGTGTTAAGTGTTGTGTCAACCGTTGTGTCAAGTGTTGTGTTAACCATTGTGTCCACTGACTGAACACAAATTTTCTCATTGAGCGTAGAATCTGTGATTTTAACTCCAGTCATCCTATATATAGCCTTACCGCTTCCGAGTCCTTTTGCAAAGTCGATGAACCCACGTTGTTTGAGCTTATTTCTGAGTGCCGCAATCGTTGTACGAGAGATCCCAAGGGTCAACTCCAAATCCCTCGTCTTTAATTCAAATGGGTTAATCCAGCGCCGAATGTTGCACTGATGTAGCAAGTAGAAGTACATCGCGGCCTCATTGCTTGAGCATGGATTGAACCTCGTAGAATCCCAAAAATTATTTAGCAACTCAATGTATGTCATCGGTAAAGTGGGTACTTGTTTAGAGCCTCTTCAATATATGGCGCAGGCGATACCCGGAGGTATCGGCACACGGCGGTTATGAACTCTATTATACCGTGGCAAACGACATATACGCTGCCGTTTCGCTCTACTAATTCTTGCCACGATTTCTGATCGTCGGACTGGGTGCCGGCGCGGGAACCTTTACGCTTGGGAACTTTCATCTCAATGCAGAGGCTCGCCTTGCCGCCCGATGGGAATAAGAGAATAAGGTCGGCCACTCCTTTGACCTGACCCTCATAGACCATAGTTGCCCCGGCACGGCCGCCACGCCATCCTCCATTAGGAACAGAGAAAAGCAGACGGCCTACCTTGGGGAATGTCATGCGGAACCAGCAGACGCAAGTGTGCTGTATTTTGGCTTCCGAATAGTCCTTCTCAGCTTCTAAGATTTCTTTTTCTGTCATGGTTTGGGGTGTTCTGTGTGCCGGTCGCACTCGTTCAACTGTTTTACAATCTGCTTGACCCGATCTAAGTTGCCATCCCGATTGTCAAATACGGCAATACTCTCAAGCTGCGGCCCGAACAATCCGATACCGTTTTTGAGGATGTGGATTTTCTCGCCGATTATTTTATGTCGGAACGCTCGTTTCATAACTCATCTCGGAACAGGTTCATGGTGATGTTAACAATATCCTCCTCTATCTGAGTGGTAGTGCCGGTCACTCCGTTGGCGATGTCCTTCTTGGTCTGAATGATTTTATACATCTTCTCGTCAATGGTCTTGTCGCCAAGGAAATAATAGCAGTTGACCGCATTTTTCTGACCGTTACGGTGGGCGCGGTCCTCGGCTTGCTCACAGTCGCTGTAAGTCCAAGGGAACTCGATAAAGCCTACACGGCTGGCGGCAGTCAGAGTCAGGCCGGTACCGCCGGAGCGATAGTTGAGGATAATGAGTTTGCAGTCGGGGTCGTTCTGGAATTTATCGACGGCCGCCTGCTTCTGAGTGGTGTTCTCGCTGCCAGTCACGCAGACGGCATCGGGGAACTCTTGTTTGAGAGCCGCCACAACATCCTTCAGGAAAGCGAACATGATCAACTTCTCTCCCCCGTCTATGATGTCGTGGATAAAGTCAGACACGGCCTTGATTTTGCCGTGAGCTGCTATCTGTTTGAGGATGCCGATTTGCACCATCACCTGACCGCGCATGGCTCTCATCAGCTTGTCATCAGAGGCGTTCTTGTACTGCCTAAGATAGCCGAGTAGGTTCTTCTCTGCATCTGTGTACTCCTTGCGGTTTGTGATGTCGCAGGTGATATACTGGCGCGTCTTGTCAGGAAGCTGCGTCAATACCTTCTGTTTCTCACGCCTGAAGAAGCAACACATCCACAGACGGTAATTCAATTCTCTCAGATTGGAGGATTGTTTAGGGCCGTCGCAGAACCGAGCCATAAATTGCTTGTAGCCGCCGAAGTCCTCAAGACGGTCAAGGATTTTGAGCTGCTGAACGAGGTCGGTATTGTTGTTGACTACCGGGGTACCCGTCAACTCAAATATCCATTTCTTACCCTTGCAGATACCCTCGACATATTTAGCCTGCTGGGTCTTGCTACACTTGCACTTGTGGCTCTCGTCAATGATGACGCACTTAAAGAGATTGATACGCTCGTCAAAATGAATGGAACGGAGGCTGATACGCTTGGTGGCCGTCACTTTCGTTACAAAGAACTTTTTCAGGCTCTCATAGTTGGTGATGAATACCGGGCAGATAGACTCTCCGTCGGGACGTTTCAACTCATAGAAGCGGTGCCAGTCTGATTTGTTATGGTCATCGAGAATGATAGCGTCAATGCCGGCGAATTTCTTGAACTCGCGTTGCCAATTGACTTTAAGAGCCGCAGGGCAGATAACAAGTACCGGGAAGGTGTCGCCATATTTGGATGCCTCATTGTGCGCCTTGACAACCGTGCAGATTGCTTGGAGTGTTTTGCCAAGTCCGGGCTGGTCGCCAAAGATGCAACGCTGATGATCCAAAGCATAACGTACACCCTCCAACTGATACTCGTACGGATTCAGAAGCATATAATGCTCGCCACTGAACGGCTTCATCGGAGGTATCTCGAAGATTGTATCACTCGCCTCCTTACGCCTCTGAACTGACAGGCAGTAGCGATACTTTACGGCCCATGCTGCAAAACTTTCAACATACCACCGAGCGTCAAAGCCCGGCGGATAGAACGGACTCTCCTTGGTTACAATCCAAACCCGGTCGCCGTTATCCCATCGGGGGCGGCTGGGTATGCGCTTGATAACCTCTATGAGACGAGGATTGTAGTCAAAGGAGAGTCGGAATGTGCCGGGTGTCTCGGTAACGTATATTGGGTTCATGTCTTATGCAGGTATCTCTTCGGGAATAGCTACATCGACTGTGGCTCCGGCCTCCCCGAATGGGTCTTCCGTATTGCCGGATGTGTCGTCCTGATTGAAGTCCAGCACTCCGTCGGTGTCATACTTGCGGTCAAGGATATACTGCTCGACCTCGTAGAGAAATGCCTGCACGGCCATGTCGAACTCGTCGCCGTGGACTAAAGACTCGTCGCCGAGGTCAACGCCGGGAGAGCATAAGTTGAGGACTTTTCGCGTCAGGAGGATGCGTTTGCCGGTCATCACGATGAAAGGAGCAGAGTCATCTCCGCCCTTGCTGACGGCTGTCACGGAAATCTGTTTGAGCAGCTCGTTGTTTGCCTCGCTGTGTGGAGCATCCCAATCGATGTGGTCTGCCTCCTTTTGCTCGGTCAGTTCCGTGAAGAATGGCACCAGCTCCTGAAGGCGACTGCGCAAGTCAACATGGGCGCGATGATTGCCTTTGATGGTAATCTCGTTGCCGTCCTTGTCGATGTACGTCGCCTCTACGCTGCCACTCTTGGTTAGTTTGGCTTTCTTGATTTTTAATTCCATTGTTGTTGTAGTTTTGAGGTGAAAAATATCGGACGGCATTTGGTGCCGCCCGATTTATCGGTTTCTATATTCGTTAATGAAGTCTTGGTAATGCCTGTCCGCCGGCAATGGGAGGTTTATCCCGAACTCAGTGGCGGCATCCGCTTGTATCTTGTTGAGGTAGTCAGTCATCTGGAGCGTGTTCAGGTCTGTCGTACTGCCTATCACATGAACCCATCGGCCTCTGACAACAACATCGCGTCCAAGGAACTTCGCCTTGTAATAATCGTGGATGTCATCTTTCGGGGTTCCGGTCGCTTCCTCCATGCACTTGAACCACATCCACATCAGCGAGTTCTGCGGAATAGTCCGTGGCTGTGTCTTTCGGACTATCTTGACCGTGTAGGTGCCGTTCTGGAGAAGTGAGCAAAGGTAGTCAAAGGACTTATCCATGCTCACATCTCCGTTACACTTGGTGAGAGTTGCTTCAGGCATTGTTCTTGAATGGTAAGCCTCCTACGCCGAGATCCTGAGGTGAGCCGGGAGGATACTGACCTGGGAACGGTGCCGCTTGCGGGGCGGCTGGTTGAGGATATGACGGCTGTTGCGGATATGCAGGTTGCTGAGGGTAACTCGGCTGTTGAGCGTAGCCCTGCTGAGGATAAGAGGGCTGTTGAGGATAAGTGCCAAAGCCGGGCGCGGGCGCAGACTGGGGCGTATATCCTTGCTGAGGCTGTTGGCCGAAACCTTGCTGAGGCTGTTCCTGATAAGGAGTGATGCCAAGTCCCTTGATAGACGTGAACACTCGGCCGTTGTACTCTCGGCCATTGACGCAGGCATCGACGTTGACACGTTGGCCCGGCTGGAAATTGTCAAGGAGGCTCATCTTGTCGCCGGTGAACTCTACCAGTACATAATTGGGATGCACAACGCCGTCGCGGTCGGACCATGAGTCATCGAGTATCAGCTCACGCTTTCTGAACGGATCGCCGCCGTTTCTGGAGGGTATCTCCTGAACTTGGGAGATAGAATAAATGATTGCACCTCCCGAAATTTGTAATTTAATCATCGCTGTTATCTTTAAGTTTTATTGAGAATGAGCCGCTGACGGCCTTTTGGGTGAAATATTGGGCGGCCAAGTCGGGATGGTCTTTCTCGAAACTCTTTGTATCGAATGTCCGTCGCATTGAGGCCGCTCCAAGGGTTGTCTTGAATAGACCGCTGTCCCAACTTCTGAGACCTCGCTTCTCCATCGCTTCTCTCATCAATGGTTTCACTCGGTCGAGTTCGGAGTCTATGTGCTGTTTCCGCTTGAGCAGTTTGGTTACATAGGCTATCATATCTTCCGGCATGATACTCTCGGCATCGCTTGTGGGTCGCTGTCCGAGTTGAGGATGCAGGAGTTTGCGGTCGGGATGCTCATAGACGATTGAGCCGTCAAAGGACTCATACCATACTGCTTTCAGCAGTTCAAGAACGAGATCGTCGGGTTTGCGCTCGATAATCCAGAAAGCCGCCTCACCCTTGCGGAGCCAGTTGGCGCACAGGCCTTCAACTTTCAATCCGGGGTTCTGTCTCTCGAACAACACAGCATACACAGAGAGCTGCCATGAGAGGTATTCTTTCAGACCGTCCTCGTGATTGGCGAAGTAGTTAGGCAGGCCGTAGCCGTCAAGGGGATAGTAGTTGAGGTTATTAGTCTTGGTGTCAGCCAGCCAAATGCCGCCGGTACTCTCGCGGATCCATACGTTGTCTATCTGAGAAGCGTATTGGAAATTGTCGCTGACGGTGTACTCGTTGGCAAGAGGTATGAAGCCCTGGCGGTGCTTGATGTAACTTTCAAGTTCACGGCTCACATCCCAATCTTCATCGCCGAAGCTGTTAGGGTATGTGGTTTCCTTGATGCCGAGGTCATCATAAAGCTCAATGGCTTTGTGTACGGATGAACCATACTGGCCGGCCCTGGGGATTGCGGTGTTCTTTACGAAGTCACTTGCATCAGGATAGACACCCAATTCAAGGACTGAATGAATGAGTCCGGTGATGCCCATCA